TGTCACTCTACGACAAAATCCGCTCAATCTATCCCACTCTCACTGAAGCTGATTTCTCCCCCTTTGGCGGCACAATCATGCTTCAAAACGACAGCGATGGTCGCGGTGACTACATCCGTGAATGGAAGCACCCCACGCTTGCAGAGCCGACACAGGCTCAACTCGACGCGGTTAAGGAACCGAAGTAATGACAAACGCTGTCACGCTCGCATCTATTGCTAATTCCGGTTACGCACGGAATCGCATTATCAATGGCGATATGGCGGTCGATCAAAGAAATAATGGTTCATCCGTAAGCACGGGTGGCACTGTCATTTATACGCTTGATCGTTGGTATGTTGGCTCTAATGGGGCTGCAACGACAATTCAGCGCGTGGCGGGGGCAACTGCAAATCAATATCGGATGCAAGTTACTGGCGCGGCAAGCGTGACAAATATCACTGTGTCGCAGCGCATTGAAGCGGTGAATTGTGCCGATTTAGCCAGTCAGACCGTCACTCTGTCTTTCGACACATCGAACAGCCTTCTGACCTCACTTACATGGTCAGCTTCATACGCCAACTCGACTGACAGCTTTGGCACATTAACGAGCCCGACTGTAACAGCTATCACATCGGGCTCTGTCACAATATCTAGCACTGTGACGCGCTATAGTGTTTCTTTTGCTGTTCCTTCCGCAGCAACAACTGGCCTTGTCATTCAATTTACTGTTGGCGCTCAAACAAGCGGCACATGGTTATTGGGTAACGTGCAGCTTGAGATTGGTACACAGGCAACGCCTTATGAGTGGCGCGATCACGGTTTAGAAATGCTGATGTGCCAACGCTATTTCCAAAAGTTCAGTGTATTTCCCGTAACTAGCGTGGGGTATGCTATTAGCTATTATGGCGGGACAGCCGTTGCCTTCCCTGTTCAGAGGTTGTCGGTTAAAATGAGGTCAACTCCAAGCGCCTCATTGGAAAACTCATCCGTTCAATATTATTCATATTCCGGTGTTTGGACAAACACGACGCTGACAGTCAACGTTCTTTCAGACGAAATGTATTCTATCGGCGCTAATTCAGATGGCGATGGGCGTGGAAAATTATTCCGTAATGGTAGCAGTGGCACCGCTCCTAACCCTCATGTTTTATTTTCAGCGGAGTTGTGAAAATGTATAGCAACGCAAAATATGTCCGCGATATTTTTACGGGAGGAATCAACGTAATCAGCGTTGATATAAATGGCGTTACATGGTTCGTCCCGCTCGACATAGCGAACACAGATTATCAAAACATCATGAATCTTGTCTCCGAAGGCAAGCTCGTGATCGCCCCGGCAGACGCATAGCATTGGTGATGTGGTGAGGCTCATGGACCCCCAATCCATTTACAATATCGGCCTTGGTGCCATCGTCGCCGGGATGGGTTGGTTTGCCCGTGAGTTATGGGGAGCCGTGGCGGAATTGCGCCGCGATGTGAAGCAGATCGAAGTCGATCTTCCTAGCCATTACCTTCGCAAAGATGAATTCCGCGAAGGGATCAATGAGATCAAAGGCATCTTGCGCGAGATATTCGTGAAGATTGATGACCTCAAAGACCGGAAGGTGGACAAATGAATAACCTCCTTTCAACTGTTGGCGGTCTGATCAAGCAAGTTGCTCCTACCATTGCGACAGCCCTTGGCGGCCCTTTGGCGGGGTTGGCGACGAAGACCCTTTCGGAAGCTCTTCTTGGCAGCCAAGATGGATCGCCGGATGAGATCGCAGCCGCTTTAGGCAATGCCACACCGGAACAGCTTGCAAAGCTCCGTGAGATCGACGCCAACTTCAAAGTGACGATGAAGAAGTTGGACATCGACCTTGCACAGATTGATGCCACAGACCGGAACAGCGCCCGTCAGCGCGAAGTAAGCCTCAAGGACAAGACGCCGACCATATTGGCCGGGGTTGTGTGTGTTGGGTTTTTCGGAACACTTATCGGTCTCATGCTCTATGGTCTCCCCGCACGGGGCCAAGATGCCTTACTTATCCTGTTGGGTGCTTTGTCTTCGTCATTCACCGCCATCATAGGCTACTACTACGGCTCATCGTCCGGCTCCCGTGCCAAGGAGCAGATCATTGAGCAGATGGCGAACAAGAAATGAAAGACAACTTTGATCAGAGCTTAGCCCTCGTTCTCAAACATGAGGGCGGTTGGGTGGATGACCCGCAAGACCCCGGCGGCGAGACGAATATGGGCGTGACAAAGCGCACATGGGAAAGTTGGGTTGGCCATCCCGTGGCTGCTGGATCGCTCAAGGCGCTCACTGTGGCCGATGTGGCTCCGGTCTATAAACAGCTCTACTGGGACAAAGTGCGCGGCGATGACCTCCCCGATGGGGTGGACTATGCCGTGTTCGACTATGCGGTGAACAGCGGCGTGACGCGGGCCGCACGACAGCTGCAAGCTTGTGCGCGGGTCGAGACGGACGGCATCATCGGCATGAAGACGTTGGCGGCTGTGAAAGCGGCTGATCCCGTTGCTCTGATCAAGTGTATCTGCGATAATAGGCTGGCCTTCCTTCAGAATTTGCCGACATGGGGTAGGTTCGGCAAAGGCTGGGGTCGCCGCGTTGCGGATGTGAGCAAGACGGCTCAAACGATGGTCGGGTAACATGACAACGGGTCTGACCTATTCTCAGTATGTGACACAGATTGCCACGCTGGCAGTCGTGGATGAGGCAGACCCAGCCTTCGTCACAATCCTGCCTCAGATGATCACCTATGCGGAAAACCGCATGTATCGTGATCTCGACTTCCTATTCACGTCGATTGCCACGACATCCTACGGCCTCACTGTCGGCACCCGGACGATCCCGGTGCCTGCTGGCACGTTTGTGGTGCCGGAACAGATTAACGTGATCACGCCGATGGGTACGGCCAGTCCCGATACGGGTGTGCGGAACCCTTTGCTGCCATGCACGAAGGAATTCCTCGATCAAGTCTATAACAACAGCCAGCAGAGGGGCCTGCCGAAGTATTTCTGCCCCTTTGACGATTATACGTTCCTCGTCGGTCCGTATCCCGATCAGAGCTATATGTGCGAGATCATCGGTACGTTCCGCCCGAACAGCTTGTCGGTGTCTAACCCGACCACGTTCATCAGCCTTTATCTGCCGGATCTGATGATTATGGCATCCATGATCTATGTGTCCGGTTATCAGCGCAACTTCGGTCGCGCCAATGATGACCCGCAAATGGCAATCACTTACGAGAGCCAATATCAGACGCTTTTGAAGGGCGCTCTGACAGAGGAAAGCCGGAAGAAGTTCGAGGCTGCAGCGTGGTCTTCGCAGTCTATGTCGCCCGTCTCCACGCCGACGCGGGGGTAACGCATGCCCCATAATGCCATCAAGTTCGTTCCGGGCGTCGATCAGAACCGGACGCCAGCCCTTAACGAAATGGCTATTTCGGAATGCCAGCTCGTGCGCTTCGTGCCGGACAAGCAGGGCATGGGTCTCGTGCAGAAGCTGGGCGGTTGGCAGAAATACTTCGGTGATGCGATTGGCTCGCCGGTCCGCGCTTTGCATGCGTGGGAAGGGATTAATCTCGATCAGCATCTCGGTGTCGGCGCTGAAAGCAGCTTGAGCGTTATCACAAACGGCAACGAGAACACGATCACACCGCAGAAGATCCTGCGCAATGAGCCGGTCAACTTCTCGACAACCGCTGGCAGCAATCTTGTCACGGTTACTGATACGGGCTCAAACACCGACCAGTATGATTCGGTCTATATTCAGACCGATGTCTCGGTTGGTGGGCTGATCCTGCGCGGTGTCTATAAGATCTATCCGCTCGGCCCGAATACTTACAACATCTATGCGACGAATACGCTGGGCGATCCGGCGCTTGCTACGACCACGGTTGCGAATGGTGGCATCGTTTCGGAATTGGCCGCCACGGCTGGATCCGCTGTCATTACGATCACGCTCCCGGATCACGGCAAGCAAGTCGGCGATACCGCGACGTTCTTGGTCGCCACATCGATTGGCGGCCTGTCGATCTATGGGAACTATACCGTGCAGACGGTGTTGTCCTCGTCGCAGTACACCATCTTGGCTGCCAATCAAGCGAACGCGACAGTCATCACGGTGACAGGCGCATCGGGCACCGGCACGACAGCCACGCTGACATTCTCAAGCGCATATGAGATCGCTATTGGCACGAACATCGTCGTAGCGGGTGTCACACCGGCTGGATACAACGGCACGCATACGGTCACTGTTACCGGCACGAACACGGTCAGCTTTGCGAGTGCTGAGACCGGCGCATTTGTTTCCGGCGGCACGATCACGGCACCGAGCGTTTCGACGTTCATCAATGGCGGCGAAGTTCGCTTTCTCTATTACAACGGCCTCGGTCCTCTGCCGCAAGGCACCGGCTACGGCATCGGTCCTTATGGCGCTGGCGGATATGGCACGGGTATCCCGCCGATCCCGAACACTGGTACGCCGATCACAACGACAGACTGGACGCTCGACAACTGGGGCGAGACGTTCATCGCTAATCCAGCCGATGACGCGATCTATACATGGACGCCGAGCCAAAACGATCCCGTAGCAATCGTGATCCCGAATGCGCCGCCGGTGAACCGTGGCCTGTTTGTGGCGATGCCTCAACGGCAAATCATTGCATACGGCTCGACGTTTACCGGCATTCAAGACCCGCTTCTCATCCGCTGGTGCGATGTCGATAATTACGATTCATGGATTGGCCTCGTGACCAATCAAGCCGGATCGTACCGCATCCCGAAAGGCTCGCGCATCGTGGGCGCAATTCAAGGGCCGCAGCAGGGCTTGCTGTGGACGGATCTTGCGCTGTGGGCGATGCAATATGTCGGCGGCGAACTCGTGTATGGGTTCAACGAGATCTCCGCTGGTTGCGGATTGATCGCGAAAAAGGCTGCCGGTCTGCTGAACAATCAAGTCTACTGGATGTCGCAGTCGCAGTTCTTTCGCCTTACCGGTACGGGCGTTGAGCCGATCTTCTGCCCCGTGTGGGACGTGATCTTCCAAGACCTCGACACGAATAACCTCGACAAGATCCGCTGCGCTCCGAACAGCCGTTTCAACGAAGTCACATGGTACTATCCGACCATCGGCAACGGTGGAGAGGTTTCGCATTATGTGAAGTACAATGCTGGCTTGAATTGCTGGGATTTCGGCACGTTGGGCCGCACGGCATGGATCAACCAGTCCGTACTGGGTCCGCCGATTGGCGCTGGTGTCGATCAATATATCTATCAGCACGAAGTTGGTCAGAACGACGATGTGCGGCCAATGACAAGTTGGTTTCAGACGGGCTATATGCAGCTGTCTGAAGCAGACGTGAAAATGTTCATCGACCAAGTGTGGCCCGACATGAAGTGGGGCTATTACAACGGTGTGCAGAACGTCACGCTGAGCCTTAGCTTCTACGTTGTGGATTATCCCGGCGAGACGCCAACGGTGTATGGTCCTTTCCTCCTCACACAGCAGACTACATTCGTAACGCCGCGCTTCCGTGGCCGCCTTGTGTCGATCCGCATGGAGAGCAACGACTTCAACACGTTTTGGCGCATCGGTAACATGCGCTACCGGTTTCAAGTGGATGGACGCTTCTAATGGCTAGTTTAGACGATATTCTAACTACTCAGAAGAACGGCGTTGTCGCCATCAACGGCATCAATCGGTCGTTGGCTGGTATCTACAATTACATGAAGGGCAGACCGCTTGCGTCGGGCGCAGCTGGCACGGGCGGATATTCAACGCTCTATACGGTGCCAACTGGATCGCAAATGGCGATTGTTGATATCGAGATCTGCAACACGGCAGCATCTCCTGCGACGTTTTACATTTCGTTGTGCGCCGCTGGCGATACAGCCGGTGCGAGCAATGCAGTGTTCTATGCTGCGCCAATTAATGGCAACACAACGGTGCAGTGGACGGGCCAGCAAGTGCTTGAGGCCGGTGGCTTCGTGGCCGCCTATGCTTCTGCATCGACAGTGACGATTAAGGTCGGCGGAGGTCCGGGCCAGTGACGATCACCGTATATCCTCCGTATGGCGCGACGGTAAACAACGCTTTCTATGCGCAGTTTGGCGGCTCAACCGTCGATGCATTTGGGCGCTTGCGTGTCACGTCACCATTCACACTATTTGACAGTCAGAACCGGTTCGCTGCTGACAATCAATATAGCTATGTCACCGACACGGGCGGCTCTACGACATTCAACACAAATAAGTCTTCAGTGAATTTAGACGTTACCACAACGTCCGGATCTACTGTGCTCGCACAGACGTTTCGGGTGTTCCCATATCAGCCGGGAAAAGGCTTGCTGACGCTGCAAACATTCACGATGGCAGCAGCTAAGACCAACCTCGTGCAGCGCGTTGGCTATTATGGCGCGCAGAACGGGGTATATCTTGAGCAAGGGGCAAACGGCGTCACGTTTGTGATCCGCACTTACACTGGCGGCTCGGTTGATAATTCTCGGTATGTGGCGCAAGCAAACTGGAACGGCGACAAGCTCAATGGTACTGGCCCATCGGGCGTCACGCTTGATCTAACGAAAACGCAAATCCTATGGTTTGATTTCGAGTGGCTCGGCGTCGGTAACGTGCGCTGTGGGTTCGTTGTCAATGGCCAATTCATTGTGTGCCATACGTTCCAAAACGCTAATTTTGGCACAACAGTATACATGCAGACCGCCATTCTGCCTTTGCGGCTTGAAATAACGAATACCGGTGTCACAGCATCGAATTCGACATTGCAGATGATTTGCTCGTCAGTTCAGTCAGAGGGCGGGTATGAACAGACATCGCAAGTGTTCACAGCCCGCCGCACCGATGACGGGAAATCTATAGCGAACAACACCGGTCTGACGTTCACGCCGTTGGTATCGATTAGGGTCAATTCTAGTTACTACGGCGCAATCGTCATCCCTCAAGGGATTCTGTTTCATCCAACAGCAACCGGATCGACGGGTTATGAAGTGGTTCTTGTCCGCGATGCTACGCTGACTGGGGCAACGTGGGGCTCAACCATCGCTGGCGGCCAAGTCGATGTTGATGTCGCTGCGACCGCTATGACAGCAACGGCGGACAACATTATTCAGTCATCGTTCTCGTCGCAGAGCGCGCAATCGACCGATACGGCTGTGGTGCCAACTGGGTACAATTTCGATATTCAAATTGGCTATCCTGCTTCGTTGTCGGGTAATGGCTTTGCAAGCAGTCAGACTTATACGCTGGGCGTGCGTGGCTTGAACAACAGCCCGACCGGTTCCGGAACCGGCGCGATCTCTCTTTACAACTTAACGGTGTGACCATGCCGCTCAAAAAAGGCTCATCGCAAGACACGATCAGCGCCAATATTAGCGAATTGGTACGCAGCGGTAGGCCGCAGAAACAAGCGATTGCGATTGCGCTTGATACGGCGCGTCGTGCAACGCGTGCGGCAGGTGGCATGACCACCACGACCACGACCGAGGGGCCTGCGATGGGCAAGGTGCATTCCGGCCCGATCCGTTCTTCTGTCGCTGGCCGCACCGATCATCTTCCGATCCATGTGCCATCGGGCGCTTATGTGATCCCGGCAGATATCATTTCCGGCATGGGCGAGGGCAACACGGACGCGGGCTTCAAAGTTGCTAAAAGCATTTTCTCGCAGCCAATGTACGGCGCTGGCGCGAAAGCACCGGCATATGGCGCTGCTCCTACGCCATACGCTGAGAACCCGAACATGGCCTATGAGCAAAAGCTCGATGCGCCATATGGCATGGATATGCCCGCAAAAGCTGCGGGTGGTGAAGCGGATGCAGCTCCTATCGTGGCAGCCGGTGGTGAATATGTTATTCATCCCGAAGACGTTCGCCGTCTCGGCGGCGGAGATCTCGACGCTGGCCACCGTGAATTGGACCGCTTTGTGAAAATGTACCGCAAGCATCTGATCGACACGTTGAAAAAGCTGCCGGGACCGAAGAAGGATTAATGGAGGGGAGCCATGTCCGAAGAGCCAAAAGTAACGATAGCAACGCCTTTTGATGTCCATGAAATCATGGAAGTGGCATTGGCAGCATGTGAAGAAAACGGACTTACCAACCCAAATCCGACTAAGTTGCTGCAAGAAGTATGGTCAGCGCTGCATCTCAAAGATGGCCTTTGCGGTATTATCCGGAATGATCAAGGCGTTCTTGAAGCAGCAATTCTGCTTCGGATTGGGACTATGTGGTACTCGGATGAGCGGATCCTTGAAGAAAAAGCGATCTTCATTCATCCGGATTATAGAATTGGGAAAAATCGTCGGGCTCCCATTTTATGCGACTTTGCAAAAATGACGGCAGATCGACTTGGTATCCCGTTGATAATTGGGGTATTATCCAGTCACCGGACGGAAGCTAAGGTGCGCTTGTACGAGCGCCAGTTTGGCAAGCCATCGGGTGCGTACTTCTTGTATGGCGCAACGACTGGACTGGCAAAAGGACATTAAGGCATGGGCGGCGGCGGTAAGTCACAAACAACCACCCAACAGGTATCGATCCCGCCCGAGGTTCTTGTTCGGTATAACGCCGTCAATGCCCGTGCGGAAGATGTGGCAAGCCGTGGCTTCCAAAAGTATGGCACAACGGCGGAAGATTTTGTCGCCCCTCTGACACAGTCGCAGCAACAAGGTATCCAGCAGACCAGCCAATATGCGCAGGCAGCACAGCCCTATTATGACTCGGCAACAGATCAGCTGAATGCTGCACAGCAGCAGGGGCAAGCTGGTTTAGCAGCTGCGTCCCCATTTATGCAGCAAGGTATTCAAGCTGGGCAGCAATTAGGGCAGGAAGCCTACGGCTCGTATCAAGCCCTTCCGGGCGTCTTTGGGTCAGATTATTCCGGCGCGAAATCGCTTTTGCAGCAGGGGCTCGGTGGCGCGCAGGGTCTTTTGGGTGGGGCGTTGGGCTACACTGCAGCCGGTGCGCAAGCGATTAACCCGCAACAGTTCAGCGGGCAGGCGCTCAATCAATATATGTCGCCGTTCCTTGGCAACGTGGTGCAGCAGACGATGGCTGCGCAGGCTCAGCAGAACGCTCAGCAGCGCAATGCTCTCACTGGTAATGCCATCAAGGCCGGTGCCTTCGGTGGTGACCGTGCAGGCATCGCACAAGCCAACCTCGCGTATCAGCAGAACCTCGCCAATCAGCAGACGCTGGCGAACCTCCTGCAAGGCGGCTATGGGCAGGCGCTCGGTGCCTTCCAGCAGCAGCAGGGCGTGAACCTCGCGGCGGATCAAGCCAATCGTGCTGCCCTCCAGCAGACGGGGCAGGCCTTGGCTGGCATCGGTCAGCAGCAATTTGGCATGGGCGCGACGGCTTCCCAGCAGCAAGCTGCATTGGGGCAGGCTCTAGCCGGTCTTTATGGCCAGCAGGCGCAGGGTCTTGCGGGCCTCGGTCAGCAGCAATTTGGACAGGGGCTTGCAGCATCTCAGCAGCAAGCTGCATTGGCTCAGCAGGGCTATGGCATGGGCGCGGGCACAGCACAGGCGCTGGCCGGTCTTGGGCAGGGCAGACAAGCGGCGGGCTTGCAGGGCGCGCAGGCAATGCTCGGTGCCGGTCAGATCCAGCAACAGACCGAACAGGCTGGCAAGCAGGCGCTCTATAACCAGTTCTTGCAGGAGCAGGGCTATCCGTTCCAAGTGGCGCAGTTCCTCGCGAATATTGCGATGGGCACCGGCGCGCTTTCCGGTTCGACCACGACTACGCAACAGCCCTCCTCGTTCTTCTCCGACCGCAAGGTCAAGGAAAACGTCCGGAAGATTGGCGAAACCGAAGACGGTCTGCCGATCTACAAATTCCGATATAAGGGGGATAAAACGGAGCAGACACACATCGGCTATATGGCCGATGAGGTCGAAAAGAAGCATCCGGATGCCGTTGGCGAGTATGGTGGGGTCAAGACCGTTGATTATAACAAGGTCAACGCTCGCGAGAGCATGGGCGGCGCTGTGCATGAAGGCGGCCTCGGTCGAGGCGCATATGCATACGGCGGGGCCGATCATGTGGATCCGAACGATCTGCAAGCGATAATTCGCCAGCAGCAGCAGATGTATGGGCCGAACATGGGCGGTCTGTACGGCGGTTCTGCGCAGCAGACACCTCATGGCGGCAAAGCAAATGTTCCGACCGGCGGCTTGCATGTCGGCAAGCTTGCGACAGCTGGAGCTGCTCCGCGCCAGCGTGAAGGCGGCCTCCGTGGCGCGATGGGCAACGCGCAAGAAGCGAAGCAGATGGTCGAAGGGGTCATTGGTAAATACAACCCTCAAACCAAACAGCACGAAGGCAGCCTTATCGATCAGATAAGGAGCGCCGGAAAATCCATCAGCAGTGCTGTCGGTGGCGGCGAAGCGGCAGCCAAGGGCGCGAATACCGCAGTGGCAAATGCCGCAGCTGCAACGCCATCTGCTGAAGATCTAGATAAAGCATCAAAAGCTTTGGGCTTGTACGCTCATGGCGGCCTAGTCCCGCGCGCTGGCTATAAGTTCGGCGGCGAAGACGTGTACAAAACTGATCAGAGCTATGTGCCGGAAGAAGTCCTTGAGAGCGAGGACAAGAAGCCCGAGCTGATGACCGCTAAGGGCGGCACCGGCGGCGGCGGTGGCGGTGGCAAGAGCGGCGCAAGCACGGCTCTCGGTATCGCTGGAACGCTGGCTAATTTCATTCCCGGTGTCGGTCCCGCTATTGGCACCGGCCTCAAAGCTGCTTCGATGTTCTTCAACGAAGGCGGCGTTGTTCCGCGCCACGGCTATCAGCAGGGTGGACCAAACACCGAAGATCCGAACTCGGTCGAGGCAACATCTAATTATCTTATTGGCAAAGAAAGCGCTGGGGATCCGCGTGCTCGTGCTGCGACATCGTCAGCTGCTGGCCTCGGCCAATTCACGGATTCCACAGCCCGCACTGTGTTGCAGCGCAATCCCGAGATTGTCGCTCAGCTGGAGCAGCAGGGCATCACATATGACCCGAAGCAGAAAGGGTTCACCGCGCAACTTCCGGAAAGCATTCAACGGCAAATGGTCGCGGCTCATGTTCGTCAGCAACAAGAATTGCTGCGCCAACAAGGCTACGAGCCGACGCGTGAAAACGTGCGGATGAATTGGTTCCTCGGTGAATCGGGCGGACCCGCATTTTTGAATGCCATGCGCGAAGACCCGAACGCTCCAGCAACGGCATATGCTGACCCAGCAGCGATTAAGGCAAACCAAAACGTCTTCTTCACGAAGGACGGCACGCCTCGTTCTGTGCAAGAGGCCTACTCGTTCCTTAATCAAGGCGGTGGCGGCGGTGGCGTCGCCGGTGGGCGCGCTGTTGCGTCTACGCAAGCGACAGCACCGGCTGGCGATCAAAAGGGCGGAATCGGAAACTTCCTTACAAGCTCTCGCTTTCTTGTGCCCCTCGGCACTGGCCTTTTGACGATGGCGTCCTCGCCGTCGCGTTACCTCGGCGCAGCAGCGTTGCAGGGCCTTGGCGCTGGCTTGGCAGCCATGAATGTGCCCGAGGAACAAGAGGTCAAAATTCAAAAAGGCAAGGAAGAAATCGCAACGATCCAGCAAGCGAATATCCAAAACAGCCTCAAATTTATGCCGGATGGCACACGAATTGTGTGGCTCAAGGGCGGCAAATTCGTCACGGCAGACGTTTACATGGATATGCTGGAAAAAGGCCTCAAGCCGGAACTTCTCGGCTATGTGCCTTCGGATGCAGAAAAACGTATCCAAGAAGCTGGCGGCGTCAATGCTGGCGGCCCCGACATCACCGGCGGGTTTGGCAGCACACGCGGGCCGCAAGAGATTGCTGGTATCAGCCTGTCGCCGCAGGCGATGCAAGCAGCTAAGCGCGAAGCAGCGATCACTTATCAAGGCGGCCCGCAGTCGGAAGAGCAGAAAAAGGCTTCGCTTGAGTATTCAACCGCAGTCCGCAACGCGGCGCGTGAGGCTCGGCCCTCGATTAGCTCGCTCGGTGATATTGCGCAGAACATCTCTAAGGCAGCGCAACTGGGCGGTGTTGAAGCAATGGGTATTGCATACCCGCTTCGCGCTCAAGCTTTCGGCTTAGCCAACACGCTTTTGCGCGCAGCTGGGCAGAAAGAGATCTTCAGTGGCGATACGGTCGAGCAAATTCAAAATAAGCTTAGCACCATTCAAGGTGAGCTGCAGGCTTCTCTTGGCGGCGAAAGAAGCTTCTCTGCAATGCAGAGCCTTATTGGCGCAACGCCGAACACAAGTATGAACCCGGAAGCAGCGTCGTATCTTGCGGCGGATCTGTGGGTTGCGCGCCAACGTCAGATTGATCGCGACAACTTCCGTATGGTGTATGGCCGTGGGTCAAACGGCTCTTATGCCGATGCGGATTATTATTTCAACGAGGAGTTCTCGCCCGACAAATATAAGCGGGAGCGTGCCGCAATTCAGCATTTGGTTAGGAACAATCCGAACCTCATCAATGATCTACGGATGGGTAAAATGAAGCCGCAGATGATTGACAAAGGGTTCGGTAGCACGATGGGCGAGCCAATGCCCGGAATGTCTCGGTACTTTGTTGCTGGCACGAGGTAAGGCCGATGGCTGACAATCAGAATCCTTTCGCCAAATACAATCTTCCGGCATTTAAGCGCGATGAGCCAACGGCATCTCCGGCTGGACCGGCCAATCCGGACAATCCATTCGGCGCGTACAATATGCCGAAATATTCCACAGAGCCTGCCCCAGCTCCTGCGCCTGCGCCGGAAGTAAAACCGGAATTTATGAAAACGGACCGCCCGGAAGCTCAAGACCGTTCATGGTCTGAAGTGCCGGGGCAGATGGCGCAGAATTTTGTTCCGAGCCTTAAAGAAAACATCCATCAGATTGTCACACCATTCTTGCAGCCAAAGGAGACGGCGCAGGCGATTGGTCAACTGGGTGTTGGCGCTTATTCAAAGGCAAAGGGCGCACTAGGCTTCCAGCAAAACGCCGAAGAGAAGGCAAAAGACGAAGCCGCTCTTAATACAGTCGGCAAGTTCTATGCTGATCGTTATGGCAGTGAGGCTGGGTTCAAGCGCGCATTGGCTGAAGACCCTGTCGGCGTTCTGAGCGATCTTAGCATCCCATTCACTGGCGGCGGCACGCTGTTGGCAAAGGCCCCCGGCGCGGCTGGTAAGCTCGGTTCTGCTGTGAAGGCGGCAGGGTCTGTTATGGATCCTATTGGCGCTGTGGCTCAAACGACGAAAGCGGCCACAAAGGGCGTGACACTTGCTGCGCAGATCCCCGAATGGTGGGCGACTGGCGCTTCATGGAACTCTCTTAGCAAAGCGGCTGATGCGGGTCTTACTGGCAACAAAGCTTTTCGCGATCATCTTGTCGGGCTTGCTTCTCCGGAAGAGGCGGTTCGCCGTATTGAGGGCGCGCAATCTGCTATTGCAGCGGAGCGGTCTCAAAACATCCAAAAAATGTTGGGTGATATTGGCAAGTATGAGCTGTCATATGAGCCTGTACAAACCGCTGTGCAGACAGCGTATGAACGTGTGGCCCCGCACGGAACTGTAATCAACAAAAATGGCGCAGCCGCACTGCAAGAGGTTGCGCAGAAGATTGATGAGTTCAGAACAAATGAACGCATCAAGCCGAATGTTGAGAATTTCCAAAACATGAAAGTTGCTATCCGCGACATCATGGAAAGGTCTGATCTCAACGAAGCAGGCAAGAACGCAGTAAACCACGTTTATATGTCTATTCGCGACCAAATTGGCTCTTTGCCGAAAGGCACGGGGCAAAAATATATGGAAGCGATGGATCATTACGCTGATCAGACAAAAAAACTGAAAGAGAACCACGCGACGTTTCTTGCGGGCAAAACAGATGCGGCAAAAATCCGCAAAATTTTGGCTGAGCCCGACAGCGTGACGAAAAAGAACATGCTGGCAGACATCGCTAAATATGACCCCGATATTCCTTATATCGTGGCGGCGATGGAATTGGAGCCTTTGTGGCCGAAAGGCATCCGTGGGATGATCTCGGGCGTTGGCTCGGGTATCGCGTCCGGTTCCTTAATGGGGATACCGGGGGGCATCGGATCTATGGCTTTGCACTCGCCTCGTGTCATGGGCGGTGCTCAATACACGATGGGCTATCTTGGCGGCCTCCCCGCTCGGACGATTGACTCCATTCCGGGGCGCGCAATCAGCCAGCTGCCGCAGCAAGCTGGGCGCGTTGAAGAGCTGACACAAAACACACCGCGCAACGATGCGTCGGTGCAGGCAGCATTGGATTACATTCAAAGCTTGCCATCGAAAGGCATTCAACGGATTGAAGGGCTGGGGATCCCTACACAAATGATCCGTGGCAATGCTGCTGGCGGGCGTGTTGGCCGCGCAACCGGTGGCCGCACCAATGGCATGATGACGGCTGAGATGCTTATGCAAGCCGCCCATGCCGCGAAAAAGAAAATCAATAAGACAACCGAAGAGATTTTGAACGCGCCCGACGAGGCTGTGGTAAAAGCTCTTAGTGTCGCCAAACAACACATCTGAGGACAGCTTCGATGGTCAGCTCCTATACACCGAACAAGAACCTCGAAAAGCCCGGAAACGGCGACTACGTCGATACATGGAACGTCCCAGTCAATGGTGACATGAACATCATCGACGCTGCCTTTGGCGGCACATTCGGTGTGTCTCTAACGAACACAAACGTCACGCTGACACAGACGCAAGCGCAGAACGTCAATATCAACCTCACCGGCCTTCTATCCGCAAACGTGATTGTCTATCTGCCCGCATCCGTCGCGGGCTTTTGGATTGTCACAAACGCCACGACCGGCGCTTTCACGGTAACGATTGCATCCGCTGGCGGCGCTCCCGGCACTAGCGTTGTGGTGCAGCAGGGCTTCGCCGCGCTTGTGTGGTCGAACGGATCAAACGTCCGCTTTGGCGATGATGACCGCACAGCTCTCATTGCTGGCAACGGCATTCAAATCATTGGCAGCACAATCTCGCTTGTTGCGCCGGTCACAGTAGCCAATGGCGGCACGGGCGGAACGGATGCGGCCACGGCTCGCGCTGGAATCGGCGCTGCAGCTTCTGCAACGCAAATCGCAACCGGCGCGGGCTTGCAGGGTGGTGGCGATCTATCTGCCAACCGCACGCTGTCCATCGCTACGGGTGGCGTGACATCGGCCATGCTGGCCTCGGGGGCAGCCACGGGCAACCTCGGCTATACGCCGGTCAACCGCGCTGGCGACACAATGACGGGCGCGCTGAACATCGGCTCGTCGGGTTCGCCGCTCACGGTCAATTCGACCAATAGCACGCAGAATAAAATCATCCTGTCTGACAACGGCACTGTCCGTGGTTATGTCGGCGCAACATCTGCGAACTGTCTTGCAGTTCAGAATGCTGCTGGGAGCCTTACGACGCTGACAGTCGATAACAGCGGCAATCTGACGGCTGCTGCGAACGTCACGGCCTATTCAGACGTGCGGCTGAAGAAAGATCTCGTGAACATCGAGAATGCGCTTGAAATCGTCAATCGCATGAATGGCTACCGGTATACGCGCATTGATACGGGGCAGAAAGAAATCGGCCTCGTGGCTCAGCAACTGACCGGCGATCTGCCGGAAATTGTGAAGCAGAACGAAGAATATATGTCGGTCGCATATGATCGCATCGTGGCTGTCCTTGTCGAAGCGGTGAAAGAACTCACGAAGCGCGTGGAAGCACTGGAGGCTAAATAATGCCTACCCCTGCCTCCGGCGCGATCAGCATGTCGGACATCAACGCCAACTTTGGGCGTGGAACTGATCTGAATGCGTACCGAAACACCATATGGTATCAGCCCGCATCGCTGACCTTCGGCTACTTCAACAGTGGCACAATCAGCATGTCGGACTTTTACAATAAGCAGGGCACCGACCCAGCTGGATCCGGCGCGAGCGATTACACGTCGCCCGGAACGTACTTTTTCGTCGTGCCGCTCTTCCGCAACTTCCTACAGATTCAAGTGTGGGGCGCAGGCGGTGCTGGTGGCGCTTATGTTGTTGGCGGCAGCGCCCCCGGTGGGGCCGAGAGCCGTGTCTACATGCCGAATGGTGAACAGGTCGCGGGATTAGGCGGCGGAGGCGGTGGCAACGCACAGACCTCACGCTTTGGCGGCAACCTCTACGGCGCTGGCGGTGGCGGCGGTGGTGCCGGTGGGGGCAACCAACAGAACGTAGGCGGCCAAGCGGGCTTCGGTGGCGATGCTGGGGGCATGGGCGGGGCTTCTCCCGCTGGCGGTGGCACTACGGGCTCTCCGCCAAACTCCACGCAGGGCACCCCGCTCTATGCCTACAACGGCAACTTCCCCGGCGGTGGGGCTTCGTCCTTCCGCTTCTTCGACAGCGCTGGCAAGTACAATGCTTTCGGTGGCGGCGGCGGCGGTGGCGGGTATGCGCGCTCTGTATGGGGCGGTGGCACGTTCTACACGCAAACGGTCACCATTGTGATTGGCGCTGGCGGCGGGTCCGCCGTCAGCACCGGGGCCAGTGGCCGCGTCTACATCAACTGGGGCTAAGCGCGCCGCCGGTTGAAGGCTGTGCCTCGCTGGTAGACGATGGCGTGATGCTCCTTGCACCACGGCTCAGAAGGCTTCGCAGCAAACTGGCCGCAATAGAGCTTGTCCGGCAGGATCCACCGGCAGTCGTGCATGCCGAGCTGCATGATTCGCTTCGGCTTCGCGACGTGCGCGGCTTCTTCCGGGGACTTCGGAGGAACAAGAGGCGGCTTCGGCATTTCCGGCTCCTTCTTCAGTTTGACCGGCGCGATGGTCGTGAGCTTCGGCGCTTGTGGAAGGCGCTCGGGCTTCTTCGGCTTCACAGCATTAGCGCGATCATAGGTGTGGGATTTAGCCTCACCGTTCCTCTGCGCGCGATGCACGATGCCCATCACGGCATTCCGTGTGATGCCCAGCGCCGCCGCAATCTCGCCCGATGTGTGGCCGTTATTCCATAAGGCTACGATCTGCTTGTTTCGCTTCTCAAGATTGCTGTTGGTCATTGGGGGCCTTCAGCATCTCTTCGATATTGGCGAGAACATTCTCCGTGGCTGCCTTCGGGCGCATGAGGAATGCCGGGACGGGATCCTCGGTCAGCTCGCGGAAGCCTTCCTCCTTCGGATAGCCGTGCTGAATGCGGACGATGAGGTCATCAAACCGCGTGGCCAGTAGTGCCATATAGGCATCCGATTCCTTCTGCCGTTGCTCATAGAAGGATTGGAATTCACGGGCTTGTTTGTCGAAGAATAGCTGGGCTTCTTTCTTGATGCCTTTGAGGTCATCGACAAGCAGATGCTCGGTGCGTTGCTGTTCATTGGCAAGTTGATTGATGATGGCGTCAAGATTGCGCATGTTTACTCTCCTTAACGACGATAATTAACACGGGGACCGGAACGCATGGGCTGACGATTGTCATCCTCATAGCCGTCCTTTTCGATGTACTCTTGCACCTTCGCGATGTGGAACGTGCTGAGAATGATGGGGCCGACTTCTTCCCAAACAGTCTCGCCGGTGTGGTTGCGGTTGTGAAAGCGCTGCATCACAAGGATGAAATCGTTCTCACACATCAGCTCATACAGTTCGGGAATAGATTGAGCCTCAACGTCTGCGACTAGCTTGTGCAGCGGCATGCCCGACGAGTTGGGCATATTCATTGTGATCATCACTCGCATTGATCTCTCCTCACGACTGTACCGTCGAGCTTCTTTTTCCATTTCGACCCTCTGCCCATAGGCAGCGGGCTCTTACTCTTTTTCAGACCTAGATGGGCCGCTTTCTGTCGCTTCGCTTTCGTGATCGCAGCCATATCCGCTTTTGTCTTTTCAGAGGCGCACCCCTTACACGTCAAGCGAATATTGTCATCTGTATCTTCGCCGCCAAGGCCGAGGGGTCTGACGTGTTCGAAGATAAATTTCCCCGGCGTGAGCTTGATCGAGCAGACCATACATTTGCCATGCTCTCGCTCCCATATCGCCAGCTTGCGGCGGCCCGATATAGCCCCGCGCTTTGTGGTGCCAACATCCTCGGTCAATTTAGCGTCTCGTTTTCATTCCACACGCAAAGGCCGAGGGCGTCGAATGATTCCACCATCGTGCGGATGTTGTCATACAACGTATCGGCAACCTCTTGCGCGGCTGATGCGTTGACGCAATTATTCGTGATCAGATGCACGATGAGCCGCTCAATCGCCGAGAAGGTGATCATGATGTTCTCACCGTCGCACTCTTCAGCGAATGCCGTGAACATCTCAACAATCGCCTTTTCCTTTTCTTCATCGAGTCCGTTCATAACTTCATCTCCGCTCTTTTGTTAGCATTGTGGCTCTGCCACTCATAGAACTTCATTTTGATATATTCGAGTTGCACTTTGAGAAGGTTCGCGTCCTTGCGGGCCGTGACCGTGGTCGAGACATATTCCTTCCATTCCGCAGAACCCTTTACGATCATCTCCGCCTTACTGACGGCCATGTCGCCCTGCGCCAGCATGAGCTGGTTGAGGTATGCTGACTTAGTTTCTTCCAGCATGTTAGCTGCTGAATCTGCATCGACCCATCGTTTCGCGATGATCCGAAACTGTTCACTTATTGGTAGATTGCTGTCTATCATCTTTCATCCTTAACTGTTCGCAGCCTCGCATGTTGATAAAAGCGTTGTCCCGTATAGCTTTTCCGCCATTGATGTTCTTTTGCGTTTCGGTCTTTTGCACAGAGAACTGGCGCATCCAGCCCGCTTCGGGATCCCACAGCCGCGCACACAGCAGTAGATCGTCGGGTGCGAGATATAGGAAGCCGATGAAAGGGACGTTCATGCTGTGAGAAATTTCTTGCGCTTTCAGAACTTTGCGAAAGGTCACAAGCCATTGCTCATCGTAAGTATTGGCAAACGTGTTCCAATCCATTTCACGGCACTTTGTCTCAACCACCGCGCGGCAGATGCCATCGCGCGTAAGGATCGCATCGACAGCGGCTGGCTGTGTCTTGGGCGTCTCGTTGTACACGAGCGTCGGATGGTGGCTGTGCCATATCTCAATGGCACGCCGTTCCTGCTCCAATGACACTTGCCCGCGCGGGGTTAAGACATTGAGCCCCATCGGATTAGAATGGGATGTCGTCATCAGACGTGGTCTGTGCCGGTTGCTGCTGGACTTGTGGCTTTGCCGGTGCTGGCTGCGTTGTCTGTTGCGGCAGCGCTTCCTTCGGGCTCACGCCATAGGAGAACCACGCGTCCCCGGACTGTGTCTGCTTTTGCCACACATTGATCCAAAATAGCTCACCCTTCACGCGGATCTCGCCGG